CTTCATATGAAGTTTCTTTAGAAAGAGGATGTGCGCATCAGACAAAGATTAATCAGGGCGGTTCCACTTACAAATACTTAGTAATCTTCGTCTTGAATCATCTGTTGGAGTTGTTCTTAAAGCCTGCAAATATTGTAACCGCATGCCCTCTGAATCATCAGTAAACTTAGAAAAATCAACTCCTGATTTACGCAAATCCTCAAGTAATGCTGCAGACTTCGGATCAGCTTCAGCCCGAGACATGAGCTGCGCTAGCCAGGACCCAGACTTATCCGATTCTGCATATTCAATGATTGCTCTCTTATCATCCTCACTCATAGCAAGTGGGCCGTCATATAAGATAGGCATTAAGGGCTTAAACATCTCAAAAGATGAAATAATGTCCTCCCATTCCTGGCGAACATGTTTAACATAATATGGATGGTAATTTAATCCCTCGATGCGCGACATTAACGCTAAGCGCATTATCGCATCTGGCTTACCTGTATAATCGGCTTCATTAAAAAAGGTTTGCTGCGGTTGTCGTGATATCAGTGGTACTCCATTGATAGGCCCCTTCATATCCTTTAGTGGACCTACAGGTAGCAATTTCTTAAGAAACATCATCCCTGGCTTTAACTTAGTCTTAAGATGGCAAGTACTCATTCGCTCTGCATACATCTCCTCATCAAGTTTCTTTGGAGATGTAAACAGATAATCATCAGACTGAACTAATGCAATGAATTTATTATTAAGCCAGTCATTTACAATTGTAGGAAACTGTTGCTCTAAGCAATATAAATTCGCAGCCATCGAAATGAACGTGCCAAGTGCTGAAGTAAAGATCCAACCTGACAGTAATGAAACGCCACCTTCAAAATAAGTCACTGATTCAACACTAGGTTGATGAAATGAAGGAAAAATTGCTCCTGTCGTTTGCAAATAGTCAGCAGCAAATTCAAACTCCCATGAAAATTTTGAGTATTTTCCCAACATACGCATTGCAGCAACCATTAGACTATTACCCATAGTTTTATCGTATGTTGAAAAATCCGACTCATAACTATAAGGTCCCTGTTTCTGAAGTTGGGGAACGTAGCGCATAGCGAATTCTGGTGTGTGATACATTCCTAATTTCCTTTTCTGAGCGGCCTTCATATAAGCAGTGATTGGTCCCAGAATAAAATTCACAACGAAAGAAGCTGGATATGTCAGCCTTTGGTTGGACTCCCAAGAATACGCTTCTTTTGTTGCGACAAATTCAGAACCGTTATGATACCACAATGGTTGTGGCTTATGTCCTTTTGCTCCTTGTCTAAATGTAATTAGCGAAGCAAGTGTCATAGAGCCATTAGGTAATCCCAGCTCTTCGCCCCATCTATATAGTTCAGCAAGATAGTCACTAGGTAGCATGTCATAATCGGGAGTTGGAGTATCGAGTAAAGTAATTACCCTCTTCTGGTGATAATCGTACCCTAACTCATC